AAGAGTTATAAATAACGCTAGTGGATGGGGTTTAATCCCCATCCACTAGCCCCAATCAAAAAATAAAACCCCACAAAATACTAAAGGAAACAACTATGACTACACCCGCGACTGATAAAAAAGCTAAGAAGTTCGATTGGCAACTTGTAGATGGCACTATTGCCCCTGAATGGAAGTTGAAGTTGGTTAAGCCGCTTTCTAATGGCACAGTATCTCTAACACTAGAGGAACCAAGCTTAGACCAAGGCGACGAAGCTAGGAAGTTATATGTCTACACAGATGAATCTAAAACAAGCTATACAGAAGCAAGCGCAAACGCAGCACTAAAGCGTTTAATCTCACTTATCACTAAAGTTCCAGAAGACATTATCGGAGAAATGAAGCAATCAGACGCTATTAGAGCTAAGTTGTATTTGGACTCATTTACTGATTTTTTATTGAAGAGCCTCTCCGTATAACTTATCTAGTTCCTAAGTTTAAGGATATGGCAAGAGAGTGCATGATCTATTACCATCAACCCAGAAGTGAAGTATTTAAGATGCGCTTTTCGGACATATTAGAAGACTACGAATGGGCAGTAGCACGAAACAAGGCTATGGACAATACGGTTATAAATAATAAAAACACTAATCCTCCACCTGACGATAATCAAAACGAAACACAAGCCGAGCGTAATAGACGTTTAGTTTTATCTATGATGGCGCAGCAAAAAGCAGACGCTCAACGTGCAGGTGGTCGCAATGTCATATATGAGTAAAGGACTGTAATGGCTGTTCAAGGTTATTCCATATCTATTAAAGCCGTCGATGGTGCAAGTTCAGTAGTTAAAAAACTAGACTCGAACCTGAAGAACAGCGGCAAAGGTGCAAAAGACTTAAACGCCCAGTCTAAATCATTCCATGATGTTATGACTAAGGTTGGTAAGAGCACAAGTTTTAATAACTTATCTAAAGCTACTAAGGAACTTACTACAGGCGTTCTTGGGGCAGTAAGCAATGTCACAAAGCTTGCGGCCGGTCTCGCAGGCATAGGAACTGTAGCATCTATTGGTGGCATTATAGCTGCGACTAATCAGTTTAGTAACTTTACGCGAGCTATTGATACTAACTCACGTGCTATTGGTATAGCACCACAAAAGCTTGAAGCTTTTCAGCAAGTAGCTGAACGCTCCGGCGTTTCGGCTGAAACTGCAGCATCTAGCTTACGTGGTATGAGTGCTGGTTTTAGAGATGCTTATGTAAATGGCGGACAAGCTAGACAGATATTAAATGATATCGGTATGTCTACTGAAGACATCGGTGCTGCGATGAAAGATCCAGTAGAAGGTTTTAAGAAGCTTATTCCACTACTAAACAAGCTTCCTGATGGCCCAATGAAGCAACACGTCATTGAGATGCTTAAAATGCAAGACTTACAACCTATTCTCAACGATGGAGTTGATAAGTTTGATGATAGATGGAAGCAAGTTCAGCATACATTGAACTCCGATCAGAAGACTATCGATACAATGAAGGATCAGAAGGATGCGATAGCCGGGCTTACGCAAGAAGCCGAACACTTAGGTAGATCATTACTAACAACCGCAGCCCCTTCAATAACAACTGTAGCAAACTCGCTTAAAGACGAACTTGCACAAGCTATGGACCCCACTGTTAAAAACTTGGATGAATGGATAAAAAAGAACCAAGCTCTAATAGATCAAGATATAAAGACTACTATTCACGATATAGTAGCGGATGTTAAAGAGTTATGGCCTCATGTCAACAACGTAGTTAAAAGCTTAGGTGGTTGGAAGACTTGTATGGAAGCTTTTGCTGTCTTTATGGGTGCAAGATTCGCTGCAAGTATATTACTACCATTTATACAAGTAGGATTCTACGCAGCTAAAACACTTGGTGTATTAAAAGATATATCAGGTATAAAGTTTACTGGCGGTATGGGCGCACTTGGCTGGCTTGGTGCAGCTTACTTAGTAGCTACGGAACTACCACCCCTTCTCAATAAAGCAGCTCACGCCTTACTTGATGATTCAGCTAAAGACTCGCAAGCCTGGAAAGATGCTCATCCAGGTGAAGTAATATCAGGCTCTAAAGGCTTACAAGGTTCTACAGCAGGTGGTCAGCCAACAGCAGCAGTCACTAAACAAGGATCAAAGGGTGGTCGAGGTGGCATAGCATCTTCCGGACATACGAGCACAACACCAGGTTCTGGTTCGGGTCACGGAGGTGGATACAAGTTCAGTGATGATGATGGTGATATAAGCGCAAAATACGAGTCTGGTGGTCGAGGTGTCGGTACTATCTCAACAGGTGTCGGTGATAAAGGCGGCGTTAGTTATGGCACACATCAGTTAGCTAGTAAAACGGGCACTATGCAAGCTTTCGTCAATAGTCCTGAAGGCAAGGCGTTTGCTGCTAGTTTCAAAGGCTTAACTCCTGGTTCCCCCGAGTTCAACGCAGCTTACAAGCAAGTGGTAGCTACTAGTGGTGATGCTTTCGAGAAAGCGCAAAATGCTTTTATCGGCCGAACACATGCACAACCTGTATTTGATATGGCACAAGGTATGGGTTTTGACACATCCAATCCGGCCATACGTAAGGCACTTTACAGCCAAAGTGTTCAAAGTGGACAAGCAGGTAATAAAACTATATTGGAAAATGCCAAAGCATCCGGCGTGGATATGAATGATAGTGATGCAGTTATTAAATCAATTTACAAAGCACGAGGTGATTACGCAAGTCAATATGCAAGCGGTAGCGCCACAAGAGACAGATACGCACGTGAGTCTAAAGACGTTTTATCTGCTAACCATCAAGTAGCACCGCTAAAGCCGGTTGCACCACTTACTGCACCGAATCAAGTTGCTACAAATGATTCTAAGACAGAAACACACATTGTAGTAGATTTTAAGAACCATCCGCCCGGTATGAAAACTACAACTTCGACAAAAGGTAATGCCGCCGTAAATGTTAAAACCGCTGCCAGCTTTGTCGGCTAGAATGTTTAGAAAGGATAAATAAAACATGCTGTCATTCATTCCTTTGAGTTTCCGGGGCATCCCTATTACTGCTTTGTCGATAGAGGACTCGGTTACTCCGAACAATATTATACACTTCGGGGCGTATTGGAAAAAAGCTAAAGTAGAGAACTTAGGTAATAAGCCAAGAACTATCAAAGTTGACGGATTTATTGGCAACAGTATGCTTTCCGAACTTGAAGTTATGATACTTAAAGGCTTAATTCTATCACCAGGACACGGCATACTTACAATACCGAATATTGGTATCCTCACAGTCTGCGTTACTGGTAGTCCGGCATTTACTACATCTTACGAAATGATGCCGATAGTAGGTGTTAAGCTTGAATTTACAGAAGTGGATAATGGAATGGGTGCTCTACAGGATGCACTCGGCGGTATTATGCCATCTGCTATTTCAGACGCAGTATCCGACGCAGAATCAGCCGTAACCGGCGCAATGGGATCATTAGTATCAGCGGGGAGTTCACTAATATAAAATGGCAACTACATCAAACACTTTAAGCTTATTCGTATCTAATGTCGTAGCGTTTGGCACTACTCTCGCTTACAACGCAGCCCGTATTGGCACGTAGAAGACGGGGCTTCGATTTATGTTCCTAAAAACTACACAGTATCACGTTATACTAATATACCTACTGGTGACAACTTAAAATCTATTCAGTCCGCGTGTGCAAGTGTTCTAAACCAAACCGGGGTTACAGCAGTTATGAATGCTGCGGTAGCTGCTTTAGAAGTTGTAGATGACAATAACATATACCAGACACAATCTGACGGTGAAACCCTGCTTGCTGCTAACTGGTCAAATGTTATACCACTTTTAATCACTTATATAAATGATTTACAAGTGCTTGCACCTTACGACGTAATACCTGTGCTATTCTCACTTACGCAAGCTGTTCCTGTAGATGGCACTGCTTATCCGCCGATGCTTTATATGATCGTGCTTACAGTACTTGCTACAGCCATTACAAACTATAATCCACAGTCTGCAAACGAAGCACAAGGATTGCTGCTTCAATACATATCCCTGTTCGACACGACACAACCACTTATTTCGGACTTAGGGCTTTCGGACGCAGTAAACGCGCTCAACGCGCTACGACAACAGGTTTGCGGCTACTTACAACAAATGATCGCACAACGTCCTAAAGTCCTGTCTACCACGCTCGCAGACACTGTTCCGGCTGTAGTTTTGGCTTACATGCTGTATCAGGATGCATCACGCGATTTGGAACTTACAATGTTAAATGATGTCGATGATCCTATGTTTATGCCACTTGGAGTATTTTATAATAATGTTTAATCAACCAGTTCAAGATAAAGTTTTAGTTAAAATAAACGGACAAGACCTAACCGGATGGACCGAAGCTTCCATTACAGCTGGTATTGAACGTATTCCTAGATACGGCAGATTAAGCGTCACTTGGGAAACAAACCAAGGTCTTTATAAAAATGGAAATAAGCCACTTGCTCCACTTGGCCTACCAATAACAGTGTCACTAGGCTCAGAAAAGGTTTTAACTGGTTATATGGATGTATCAAGTGATCGAGTATCAGAAGGGGAACATTCGATCACTTACAACGTTCGTGGTGCATCGTGTGATTTAGTAGACAGCACGGCGGAGTTCTTTAATCAAAACCAACAAGGGACTTTAATGTCTGAACTCTATAACGTGACGATTTTACAAGCGGTTTCTAAGATGTCTTCAGTTTACAACGTGAATGTTATAAGCACAAACCCTCTTACTAACACTATATTCCCGGGTGCTTTGAATATAAATGTGGGGGATGCAGCATTTACTGAAATAGACTATTTGGCTAAGTTTACAGGTTCACTCATATACGAAAATGCAAATGGAGATTTAGTGCTTGGGCTTCCGGGAACTGAGCCGGCATCGACAACATTTCTCACCCATATGAATGTATTAAGTAGTGAGTTTATAAATGATATAACAGGCATATATAGTGAATATGAAATATTTGCGCAAAGTGCAATAGAAAATACCGACATACCGAATCTTCCTACAAATCATATGTCGATTGGCGCTGTATTAGATAACTTTTTCGAAAATAGATTATCTACAAACGGCAGTCATAGAGTTCGTAAATACCGAAAGATTCAGGATCTAACTCTAAGCAGTGACATCTATAACCGAAATAGCGACTTTAACTTCAATCCACAGCAGTTATATGCTCAATGGCTTGCTAATAGAAATAAAGGCCACGCACAATGTATGGAAGTTGAAGTATTCGGATGGCGTGACGATGCCGGGCAGCTTTGGCGTCCTAACCAAATGGTCAATCTAAAGTTTCCACTTCAACATCTTAACAATGTAACTTGGTTAGTAACTGAATGCACATATACGTTAGCTTATAATGGCGGAACTACTACAAGACTTACACTGATGCCGAAAGAAGCATTCTCAGTAGAACCAGTTTCAATACCAATGGATACAGATGTTTGGGAAGCTACTTATGGTAAAAGGTCAACCCAAACATCAGCTAATACAAGCGCAGGGTTCGTATAATGAATAATAAACAGCTTAATGAACTAAATGATTTGAAGGCACGGGTTCAACGACTTGAATCTAAATCACAACACTCGGTTATGCAGGCATCACAAGCTGAACCGGCACTTGCTACGCTTACAGCTACAACTCGTTTAAGCATTGCAGGTAATGGGCTTGTCTCCAACGTTGGTATTCATCAAAACTACGGTTTCGCTTCTATTCCGCTTGCTGGTGCGATGCATACGATTGTCAACTTTGGCGGTATAAATGGCAATGGTAGATCAATATCAACTGCTGATGAGCGTTATAGACCAATCGGTTTATTAGCCGGTGACAGCGCAATGCACGATCAGCGCGGTCAACTTATATGGATCACGAACAATACTATAAATATAGTAGGAACTGGGACTATAAATATAACAGCACCAACAGTCAATGTTTACGCAAGCACTGCCGCAAATCTCACTACAGCACTTTATACGATCAATGGAAACGTACAAGTAAATGGTGCAATAGTATCAACTGGTAATATGACAGCAGCAGGTATTGATATGGATACACATCATCACACAGGTGTTCAAACTGGTTCAGGAAATACAGGGGGTCCGGTCGGCTAATGGATATACAACTTATTCAAAACAGCGATACGTTCGACCTTGATTGGGAAGACCCGATAAATTTAGCATCTGTAGTAGTCAACTCACTTGAGCAAGACGTAATCGACATGATTATGTATGCGTACTCTACAGACCGCGCAGTCGATCAGAACCATCAAGGTGTAGTAGGAACGGATAGAAGAGGCTGTTGGCAAGATTCACAAATCGGACAATCCGGCAATCTATTCTGGCTAGCACTTATGGGATACACAACAGGTTCTACTGTGCTCGCGTTTATTGAAGCAAGTGCAGTACAAGCTTTAGATTACATCTATCAAAGCGGCTACATAACACAACCGGCTGAAATAAGTGCTTACTGGGTCTCATCTGAAACCATACAGCTTAATACAACAGTTCAACTAAATACCGGCACCACGCTAACCGTGCCTTATGTGATATAAAGGATCAAAATGCCTATTATTCGCCCTTCTTATAATCAAATATCTTCTTCGGGTTGGACCGATTTCACAACTGCACTCGGCGTGCCTGTTCAAGCAGCCTCAAGATTGGGTTCACTTGGTAGAGCACTTTTTAGAGCTATTGATAATGGATATCACTATATTGACTCACTTTTCAAGAATTCTATTCCTTGGACAGCTACTAGTGGTTATTCAGATGGATGGGCCGCACTTTGGGCTGTTTATCGAAAACAAGCCGCATCTGCTGGCCCTGGTTCAGCACTTTTTGTAGTCAACGGCGCAGTTACTATTCCAGCCGGATCGATCTTTAGCGGTCAAAATTCAGTCATTTATACATCCAACGCAGATGCAGTAGCAACAGCAGCAGGCACACTCGTAGTGTCTACTCTTACAACTGAACAAACAGGATCAATAACTAACCTTTCAATTGGTTCTGCTATCACACTTAACAATACGATCCCTAACGTTGTAAACGCTGGCACAATCATATCAATGACAGGTGGAACAGACAAGGAAACTGATGCTGCGCTAAACTTGCGTGCTCAACAAGCACGATCCGCACCTCCACATGGTGGTGGAACAGGTGACTACATCAGTTGGGCAGAAGCGTGCCCGAACGTTGGTGTCACTCGAACTTGGATATCAACAGGTATGGCCCCATACGGCCAAGTTATAGTGTTCATATGTATTGATGATGGCCTTCATACTTGGGGCATTCCAAACGGAACAAATGGCACCTCGACCACTGAAACACGCGGCGGTGCTACTTTTGCGACCGGCGATCAACTTGCGGTGGCTAACTACATTTATCAACCCCACCAACGCCCTGCGACAGCGTTCGTGCAGGTTTACGGACCGAGCACTACAACTATAGCAGTGACGGTTCAGACCAGCTACAGCCCTTCTGCTCCGCCAGTTGCGATGCAGAGTGCAGCCTTAGCGGCTATACAATCTGAACTTGTAAGCATCGGCACCCCTCTTGGACAGACCATTTACGAGTCGGCTCTAAATACGGCTTTAGTTGGGGTTATACCGTCTTACAACTTAACGATCCCCACTAGTTCAGTGACCATACCTTACGGAAGCCTCCCCGTAGTTTCGAGCATTGCGTGGAGCTAAATACATTATGACACAAGACATTGCCACTTATACAACTCAACTATGTAAATTTTTACACAACGGAGATGGATGGCAAAAGATTCCAAACACGAATCTTTTTAACTCAGTTCAGCTTTTTGTTCCTTCTTTATTGCGTTGGTTGGGTTATGCAGAAGTGCAGCAAGTTGAGTGTTTTCCCACAACAACGGTTCAGAACTTAGATATGTGGTCAGCTTCAGTAGGTATACCGGGTTCCGATTATCCGGAGACACTTACCCCGGCACAGATCAAAATGCTTACAGTCTTGCGCGTAACTGATTTGGGTGGGCAATCCCCGCAATACTTTATCGATTACGCAGCTAAACTTGGATACTCAATAACCATTGAAGAGTTAAGTGTTTTAAGAGCCGGGTTTTATGCAGGGGCAAGATGTGCTGACACTTACGGTGATTTTAGTTGGATAGTCCACGTAGCTAACGCCGGTTATACACCATTAAAAGCGGGCTTCAAAGCAGGTCAGCCATTGGGTGTAAATACAGATATAACTTTACTGGCTTACGAGTTTAATAGAATTCGGCCAGCTCACACTAACATATTTTTCACTGCTAACTAAGCAAAGGATTTTAGATGGCATCAGGTTTTTTCCCCCCAAATGACAACACATCCGTGCCGGTTCAACCTACGCCTAAAGCAGTTGGAACACCCGGTTATTTTACAGATGGTAATTTAATTTTAGCTGCTACTAACGTAGACTGTGACTTCTTAAACGGTTTAGTAAACGAGTTTAGTACTTTAGCGGCTGCTGGCGGCGTAGCTTTATCTCCGTCTTCACCAAATATGGTTACTAACATTAAGAACTTAATCACACAACAAGGATCGCTTTACGTTAAGATAGCAGGATCGACAATGACTGGTAACTTAATCACCGGTCAAAATTACGCAGCTAACAGCGCAGTATCAGCTTTATCGGTTCAAAACGGAACTTACAACTTATCTATTTTGCCACGTAGCACAGTAGCTTCAACTAACCCGATTGTGGTAGCAGGTGATACAGTTCTTTCATTCACAACTGGCACGATAAACACGGGCGCACTCGTCATAGCACCTTGGGCCTCTGGCACTGCTGGTGGATTACGCATTGATAGCGCAGGTAATGTTACATTCTCCGAGAATGTAAATGTTCAGACATCTATGTTTTTACAAAACGGCAGCTCAAATAGATGGTCTTTGATGTATTCCGGGAGTGAATCCGGCTCAAATGCAGGATCAAACTTTTATCTACAGAGTTTTACTGATGCAGGTGCTTGGTTAGCTACTACATTAGAAGTTGTTAGATCAACGGGAGTGGTTATGTTTGCTGTTTCACCGACTGCACCTACCCCGGCAAATGCTGACAACTCGACCAACGTAGCCACTACAGCTTTCGTTAAAAACCAAGGTTATGCACCAATAGCAAGTCCGACATTTACCGGCGCTGTAACTGTCCCAACTCCAGGTGCTAGTGATAACACAACCAAAGCAGCTAATACAGCATGGGTGCAAGCAGGCTTCTTACCAGTTTTGAACCCTGTCATACAAGGCACTGCTACAGTTGGCACTCCTCCTTATCTAGATAATACATCACGCCCACCTAATACAGCTTGGGTTAACGCTTACTTCGCATCACTTACAAGCCCGGCTTTTACTGGGACACCAAGTTGTGCAACACCGGGTTTTGTAAATAACGGACAGATGATCAATACAAACTGGTTGTTCACTTATATGGCTTCATTCTGCGCTAACCAAAGTGGTGCTTGGGGTGGTAGTTGGGCAAGATTTCCAAGCTTCTTATTTGGTGTCACAGCACCGGTTATGATTCAGTTTGGTTCGAATGGCTTCTATGGAGCAAGTGGTGGTTATCAAACAGTCTCTTTCCCAGTAGCTTTCCCGAACACTTGCGTAATGGTTATAGCCAGTATTGGTTGGAACAACTCAGGATCAGTTATTGGTGGTCAGCTTAACGGCTCTAACTCATCGTTTACAGTAGGTTGGGCTTGGGCAACTAACCCATCAGCATATGCTTCCGGCGAAGGTTATAGCTGGTGGGCAATCGGATATTAAAGGTACAATAAAGGAAATATAAATGACAGCAACTATATATTATAGTCAAACAGCTAACGGTTTTTATGACACAAGCTTAAACTACGCAAGTATGCCAGCGGATATTGTTTTAGTTGATCCAAGTTTGGTTTCTTCGTACATTCAAGCCCAACACGAAGGTTGCGTTTTACAGATCAAAAATGGTGGAGTAGTGATCGTAACTCTTACACCAATGATAGTTCACCAACAACGCGGCGCAGCGTCTAAAATAGAACAAGCTAAACAACAAGTTCTATTAAACGGATGTCCATTCCAAAATAAATACGTATCCGTTGATAGTTCGAGTAGATCAGATTTAGGTGCCATCGCACAATACGCTCAAATGTCAATAGCTGGTGCAGCAAGTTGGACAGCATCTTATCAAACAGGATGGATTGCGACAGATAATAGTTATATTGCACTTCCTACCCCATATGATGCTATCTCTTTAGCCACGACCGCTGCTAACTGGTATACAACGATTATTACAGAAGCCCGCACTTATAAAGACCAAGCTTTAGTAGATCTTAACCCATCAACCGTAGTAGCTGCTTATCAAACAGCACACGGCTTGCCTACTTCGTAAAGGAATAACATATGGTTTGGCGAATAGACACAACTACGAATACCGGCGTTTTATCGATGCCTACAATAGTCGGCACTCCGGGCTACTTTCAACCCGGAAACTTAACAACTATTCCTACACAGGTAGATTGGGGTTGGCTTAATAGAGTTCAAGAAGAACAAGCTAACGTAGTCCTCGCAAGTGGACAAACACTAAATCCTACTCTTTATAATCAGATGGCATGCGCTGTTTCTATTATGAGCAGTGTAACAAGTTCAAAAATAACTTCCGCGCTTGGATTTACCCCCCTTAGTTCAGTAGGTGGCACGATGTCACCGGTCTTAATAATTACTACAAATGCTTCTGTATCGGGTACTTTAACAACTTCGAATTTGAATGTCACTACAAATGCTTCATTTACGAACGCAACATTCACAGGGGTTATATCATCTACTGGTATTACTAATGGTTCTAATGCGGCTACTGGTCAAGTGGGCGAATACGTGTCGGCAACTTTAGTAGGTGGTTCAGCAACAGCCCTTACAACAGCCGTAGCTAAAGACGTAACATCTATTTCACTTACAGCAGGTGATTGGGAAATTTGGGGCAACGTAGCTTTTTATGCCGGCACAGCAACGCAATCGACACTTCTCGCCGGATGGGCCAGCACAACATCGGCGACCATACCCGCCAGTCCAAACAACGGATGCTTTACCAATATTAGCGGCGTCACCTTTACCAATACTGCGTACGGCCCGACGTTACCAGTCGGACGTATGCGTTTAAGTTTATCATCAACTACAACTGTATATCTAACGGCGTATGCTGCGTTTACAGTATCTACACAAGCGGTTTACGGATTTATTGGGGCCAGGAGATGCCGCTAATATAGGATTATGACATGGATAATCAAGCTTTGAAACTTATTGAAGCACAAGCGAAATTAAATAATGCAATGGTTAGATTTGAGCATGTAGTTCAAACGGTAGAGGATCTTGTTTCATCCTTTATCGCCACCCACGACAATGGGCATACGAAAAAGGATACACACAATGGACTTCTTCCAAATGATTACAAGCTTGATAACAAGTGGTGGTGCTGATTGGCGTTGCGTTGCCCTGTTGGCGTTAGGCGCTGCTGCTATCTACTGGCTTGAAAAGACAGTTCTTTATCAACGTAAAGTTATCAAAGAACGCGATGATCAACTAAAGGAAATCCGTATCTCTCTTGTTGAAGTTACTAAAGACTTCTCCGAAACTCAAATGAATTCTGCTCATACAGTCACAGATATAGCCACCCGATTCACTGGGGCTATTGAATCCTTAATAAGACTAACACAACAATCAAAAGGTTAAAATATGAACTACTTACATTACATATCAATAGTTTTAGACAACTGGCAATCAGTCGTATTAGTCGTAACATCAGTTGTTAGCGCGGCTTCGGCACTGGACGCAGCCATTAAAATGCCTGATGAAACCACAGAACAGAACGCGACTAGCAAAATTTTAATAGTTATAAAAAATATTTTGTCTATTTTAGCAATCAATCGCTTCAATGCGACCAATAAGCACTAAGATTGGAGAAAGATGGGATCAGACGTAAACACTGTATTTTCTTTTATAGTATCCGAAGAAGGCTCTACATTCACTGACAACCCCGCTGATCCAGGCGGATGTTCAAAGTATGGCGTGACACTTTCGACTTGGAAGAACTATATTGGAGACAGCACGGTTACTTGTAATGAGCTAAAGAGCATTACTTATCTCCAAGCATTGGCCGTATTCAAGCGAAACTACTGGGGTGTAGCAAGCGCGCTTCCTACTGGCCTCGACCTTTGCGTAGCAGATATGTCATACAACGCAGGCTATAAGAACGCAACACTCATATTACAGCGCGTAGTAGGTGCCGTTGATGATGGTGTGTTAGGACCAAAAACGTTAGCTTCTGTAAACGCTTATAATCCTGCTAAAGCCATTATACAATACGGTGTTCTCTGCGCTGATTACTACAAGTCATTGAACAACCCAGTGTTCATTAAAGGCTGGTTAGCCCGCAATGACCGGCGTGTTCAAGCCGCTTTAAATATGATTAGTATAAATAATCAATAACATAAACCTTTCGAAAGGATTTCAATCAATATGTCTATTTTCACATT